TAAAAGTAGAACTTTTAAAAGGGCGGCTTTTAGTCGCCCTTTTTTTTTAGCCTTCCTCCGGATTGGATAAATAATAGTATGACAACTACTGACGCATTATCAAGACAACCAACTAAATTAGACCTTGCCTCACCGGCACAGTTTAAGTTTAGTATTATCAAACTACCAAAGGTGGAATATTTCTGTACAGCAGCTAATATACCTGGAACTAGTTTATCTTCAATTAAACAAATGACACCACTTGCAGACATACCTATTCCTGGTGAAAAGATAACTTTTGAAAACCTAGAATGTACTTTTATGGTTGATGAAAATTTAGAAAATTATAGAGAGATACACGGTTGGTTAATGGGTTTAGGATTTCCAGCTTCAAGAACTCAATTTAGAGATATTGTAGCCGCTGGTTCTGATAGATTCCCATTACAAGGTTCTAGTCAAACAAATACAGACCCCGGTAAGGTAACAGGTGGTCCTGTGCCATTAGGTCCTGTGTTTTCAGACGCAACCTTAAACGTATTGTCAAGTAAGAATAGAGCTAATATTGAAGTGAGATTTAGTGATGTATTTCCGGTATCATTGAGTGGGTTAAGTTTCAACCAACAAGGTATGGATGTTGATTACTTATCTGCTACTGTTACCTTTCAGTACAAAATATATGAATTCGCTGTAAAAGGTGGCAAGACTTCTACTACGGTAACTTAAACCACGCTTTACTTTTTTAATAAATTATGATAGATTGGATACATTATGGATTTAGAAAAATTACAAGAACAAGTTGATAAAGATTTAAAACTAAATGAGACTGAATTAGATTTAGAATCTTTAAAAACTCCCCAATTACACAACCAGTATATGAAACACTTAACAAAGTATAAACTTATGTTGAGTAGAGCCGAGTCTGAACTTCACTCCATCAAAAGAGAGAAGTGGGAATATTACACAGGCAAATCAGAAGCTTCAGTATATGCAGAGAAACCTTTTAACTTTAAATTATTAAGACAAGATGTTGACAAGTATCTTGAATCAGATACAGATATTCAACGTGCAAAACAAAAAGTAGATTACTTACAAACTGCCATAGATTTTTTAGATAGAACTATTAGACAAATTTCAAATAGAACCTTTACAATAAAAAATGCAATTGAGTGGCGTAAGTTTACATCCGGTGCCATTTAATAATGAAAAACATAAGATACCTTGTCATTGACAAGAAAGATGACGTTCATCTAAAGATAGAAGCTGATGAGGCAATTCGTAGAGATTTAGGAGAATTCTTTACCTTTGAAGTGCCTGGTTTTAAGTTTATGCCACAATATAGGGCTAGACAATGGGACGGTAAAATTAGATTATTTTCTTATCAGACAGGTCAAATATATGCAGGTTTATATCCTTACATTTTAAAGTGGTGTCAAGACAATGAAGTTGAAGTTGTTGACGGAACAAAAATAACTGATACTAAAGTTGATGAGAAAAGAGTAGATAGTTTTATACAAGCATTAGAAATACCATTTAAGGTTAGAGATTATCAAAAAGAAGCCTTCATTTATGCAACAAGAAAAAATAGAACTTTGTTGTTGTCACCTACTGCCTCTGGCAAATCTTTAATTACTTACTTGTTGGTAAGATTCAATATGTTAAGACTAAAAGAAGAAAAGAAAAAAATATTAATTATCGTACCTACTACTTCTCTGGTTGAACAATTGTTTAAAGACTTTAAAGATTATGGTTGGTCACCTGAAAGTAATGTACATAGAATCTATCAAGGTCACGATAAAGATACCCACAAAAGAGTTGTAATATCTACTTGGCAATCAATATACAATCTACCTAAAAAATGGTTTCAACAATATGGTATGATTATAGGTGATGAAGCACACTTATTCAAAGCACTTTCATTAACCAAAATAATGTCTAAACTTATTAAGTGCCCATATAGAGTTGGTATGACAGGTACATTAGATGGTTCTAAAACACACAAACTTGTTTTAGAAGGACTATTTGGTGCTGTAAATAAAGTTATATCTACAAGTGAATTGCAAGAGAAAGGTAAACTTGCAGAGCTTAAAATATACTGTTTAGTATTACAACACGGTAAACAAGAAAGAGAATTTTTAAAAGGTAAAACATATCAAGAAGAAATGGATTTTATTGTAACCAATGAGAAGAGAAACAAGTATATAAGAAACTTGGCCTCTGGTCTACAAGGTAATACATTGTGTTTGTTTCAATATGTAGAAAAACACGGAAAGGACCTTTATGAATCAATCAAACAAAAAGCTGAAGACAAACAAGTTTTCTATGTTCACGGAGGTGTTGAAACTGAACAAAGAGAAAAAATTAGAGAACTTACAGAAAAGGCTGACAATGCTATTATCGTTGCGAGTTATGGGACTTTCTCTACCGGCATTAACATTAGGAATTTGCATAACATTATTTTTGCTAGTCCTAGTAAATCCAGGATAAGAAACTTGCAATCAATTGGTAGAGGTCTCCGTTTAAAAGACGATAATACACACGCTACGTTATATGATATTGCAGATGATTTGACACACAATGAGAAAGAGAATTACACTCTGGCTCACTTTAGAGAACGGATAAATATATACAGCGGCGAAGACTTTGATTATGAAATACATAACGTGGAGATGAACAATGCACCAACAAATTAAAACAAATATAAAGTTAATTAAACTGATTAATGGTGATGACATAGTTTGTCATTTACCGGAAAAAGATAATCAGTTACCAGATGATTCGCCTTTATTAAGATTAGAAAAACCATTACAAGTTAAATATATTCCACAGTTTACACCTCAAGGATTTAAAGATTACATTGCTTTGATTCGTTGGGTAAACTTTTCTCCTGATAATATTATTACTATTCCAAAAGATAAGATAATGACCATTGCTGGTGCTACTAAAGAAATGACTAAACAATATGGTGAAATATCAAGAGAGTATCATACAATAAGGCCACCACAACAAGGTACTGGTGTAAAGTCTTATGAAGCTAAAGAATTAACTTCGGAAGACCAAAAGAAGATTAGAGAGATATTTGAAGAATGGGAAGATGATGATGAGTTTGAGAAAACTATCCATTAAAGGAGGTGTTCTTGAAAACGCTACACCGCTCATTATACACAGGAAAAAAACATTGTCAACCCTAATTTGAAATTAGTATTGGCATTGACAATTAGATAAAAATAAGATATTATAAATCTTAAATGAGGATATTATGGCAAGACAAAAATCAAAACCAGAACATTACGTAAATAACAAAGAATTCTTAGCTGCTATGGTTGAGTATAGAAACTCTGTAATGTTGGCTGAAAAGAAGAAACAACCTAAACCACCAGTAACCGATTATATTGGTAGTTGCTTTTTAAAAATAGCTAATCACCTATCGTATAGACCAAACTTTATTAATTACACATACAGAGACGATATGATTTCTGATGGTATAGAAAACTGTTTACAATACCTAGGCAATTTTAATCCAGATAAATCTAATAACCCTTTTGCATATTTCACACAAATTATATATTATGCATTTATTCGTAGAATACAAAAAGAAAAGAAACAAACTACAATCAAACAAAAAATGATTGCAGAGGGTAATTATGACGATATGACCTTACATCCAGGTGAAGACAGAGATTTTAAAAATCAGTTTAGCGAATATTTAAGAGCTAATTTACCTAAAGAAGAAACATCCGAAGAAGACAAGAAGCCCAAAAAAGCAGTTAAGAAAAAGAAATAATGAAGATAGCGATATTAAATGATACTCACTTTGGTGTGAGAAACGATAGTCCAGCTTTTATAAAATATCAGAATAGATTTTATGATGAACTATTTTTTCCTTATCTAAAAGAAAATAATATTAAAACGTTGATACATCTAGGTGATGTGGTAGATAGAAGAAAGTTTATTAACCACAATACAGCACACAATTTCAAAAATCATTTTTGGAATAAACTAGAAGAAGATGGTATTGATACACATATTATCATTGGCAATCACGACACATATTACAAGAATACAAATGAAGTAAACGCTTTACAGAATTTAGAGATTAATAAAAATTCTAAAGTATATACACAAACAACAGAGGTTGAATTTGATAACTTGCCTATACTATTCATACCTTGGATTTGTGACGATAACGAAGTAGAATCAGTAGAGAAAATTAAGAATAGTACCTCACCTATTGCAATGGGCCATTTAGAAGTCAAAGGCTTTGAAATGCACAACGGACATTTTAACGACCACGGACAAGAGAAGTCTATGTTTAAAAGGTTTGAAAAAGTATTATCAGGACATTTTCATAAGAAGTCGGATGATGGTCAAATATACTATATGGGTACACAATATGAAATGACTTGGTCAGATTATAATTGTCCAAAAGGATTTCATATATTTGATACAGACACCAGAGACTTGACAAGAGTATCAAATAATATTAAGATGTTTAAGAAAATAATTTATGATGATAAACAAACTAATTACAATGAATTTGACATTGCACCATATGATGAGTGTTTTGTTAAACTAATCATATCTCAAAAAACAGATAATGATATGTTCAATAACTTAATGGATAAACTGTACAATCAAATCAATGTACACTCGGTTGACGTTATTGAAGATATGTCAGATGTTAATGTGTCTGTTAAACAGGATATAATTGAACAAGGCGAAGATACATTAACATTTTTAGGAAACTATATTGACCAAACAAATACAGACCTAGACAAACAAAAATTAAAAGCTTTTGCAAAAGAGCTATATAGTGAGGCAAGTGAATGACAGTAGAAGTAAAAGGTAATTTTGGTGCAAATTTTGGTCCGTTTGTATATAATTATACAGCAGACGATAATCTAATCAATGGACTATTAGAAAGAGCACAACAAAAAACACCAGGTAGTGGTAATAAAGAACTAGCAGGTGTGATAGAAGACCAACGTGGTTATTCTAGTGAAGACAAAAAATGGTTTGTAGAGGCATTTCAACCATACATTTCAGATTACGCTAGAAAAAATTGTAACTTTAGAGGTGGTGAGTGGTCAAAAGGTTGGACAGATAGATTTGAATTGATGAGTTTATGGATTAACTTTATGAAATCAGGAGAATCTAATCCTATTCATCATCATAGTGGACAAATAACTTGGGTAATTTATTTAGAAACACCCGATTTAGAAAAAGAACGAGAAGAGTATCAAGGTAGAAGTGTAGGACCTGGTGGTATTTGTTTTCATTATGGAGAACCACAATTTCCAGAATGGGCTTCACATACGTATGGTTATGTTCCTAAAAAAGGTGATATGTGGATTTTTCCAGCATTATTACGACACGAAGTTATCCCTTTCAAATCAGAGTGTACTAGAATTAGTGTATCAGGTAATTTCTTTTTTAAAAATCCAAATGAAAAATCTGGTATTATCGAAACAGCAATAGACCAAGACGCAAAGCATCCAAGAGCATAATGATATTATTTAAAAGACTAACTTATAAAAACTTTTTATCAACTGGTAACGTACCTATCGTTGTCAATCTTGATATGTCTCAAACTACATTAATTGTAGGAACAAACGGCTCAGGCAAATCTACTTTGCTTGA